GTCGAGAGCTTACGACAACGCCATATAGCAGGTGTTATACCCGAAGCAAGGGCCAACTTATACCCTAACGCACTGGACAGTTTGGAGGACGACTATACCATGCCCTTCGAATTTCCCACTATAGAAATAAAAATCAACAACTTATGTAATCTCAAGTGCAGAATGTGCAACCCACTGGACAGCACTAGCTGGAAAGATTGGGGCCAGGTTACAGAGTTCTACAAAAAGGAAAACAATTACCTAATCCCCACAGTAGAAAAGCTGGTAGACAAGCCCGGTCAATATATAGGACCGTTTGATAACACTGCTAACTGGTGGGATAGCTTTGAAAAATTACTACCGTTCTTTAGACGAGTGGAATTTGCTGGTGGGGAACCGCTAATGGATCCTAATCACTACAAAATCCTCGATATGTTAGTTCCGTACGGTGAAAACATTGAAATCAAATACGCAACAAACGGCACAAAGCTGGGCATAGGCAAGGGCAGGACTATACAAGAGTACTGGCCCAAGTTTAGAAGCGTCGCTGTAAACGTGAGCATAGACGGTATTCACGATGTGTATGAGTACATTCGCGGAAACGGTAAGTTTAACGAAGTAGTAGAAAATATTAAAATAATGCAGTCTATCCCCACAGTGAGCAGAATCGTTGGGGCATTTACTGTACAAGCAAATAATATTATGCAAATTGACCAAGTGATCGACTATTTCTTAAACGAGCTGGGCATAATTTTCTATAGTCATCGGGTAACATACCCAATGGCTCTTAGCGCACAAGTATTGCCGCCGAAGCTGAAACAAGAAGTAGTTGATAAACTAGAAGTAATGAAGACTACTATCTTAGACTATCCGAAGATAAAAGAGCATGCTCTTTTAAAGAAAGTAACCCTTCAGCAGATACAAGACAACATTAACTTCCTGCAAGCAAAATGCATGTTTGATTCGCACTGGCAAGATTGCATTGATTTCAATAAACGACTAGACGCAACTCGAGGTCAAGACTTTCTGCTAGCCAATCCCAAGTTTGGGCAATACGTATGAAGCACGTAACCAGCAAGTGGCCGCATCAAGACAGTATTAAAGTAGAATGGAATCTAGGAAAACGCTGTAACCTAGATTGCGAGTATTGTCCTGCTGAGATCCACGACAACTTTAGCCCACACACTAATATTGATATACTAAAACGCACTGTTGATCAGCTTGCAGCACTTGACAAACCGGTGCGTATAAGCTTCACAGGCGGCGAGCCTTGTGTGCATCCGCAAATAGACGAACTGCTACGCTACACAAAAGAGAGAGTGGATTGGATTAACGTGACTACTAATGCGTCTAGGTTGGCAGAGTGGTACATTAAACAACCAGTGAGCCATTACGTATTCAGTCTTCACTTTGATAATAAGACTGTAGATCGAATGATTAGGCAAATTATGCAAGTTAAAACAACCTCAAGCATTCCGTTCCATGTAAATGTCATGGCGCATTACAAACACATGGACAGAGTACGATATGCTGTTAGATTGTTTAGTTTGTTTGATATACCCTACGCTGTCCGACGCATACGATGGACCGAAAAACACGATTGGTTTGATGACTTACGATACGACCAAGAAGATCTAGAATGGTTGCTAGAACACGATGCAACCGCAAAGGCTAACGTGGTTGTTGACCATACTAACGATATGCATGCTAACGATATTATTAAACAACACTTAAATCAGTTCGAAGGATGGAAGTGCAACGCAGGAGTCGAGAGTTTGATGATAAACTGGGACGGCGAAGTACACCGGGCAACCTGTAGAGTAGGAGGCAGCCTAGGTAATATATACACTGGCTCGTTTACTCAACCAACTACGGCAATAACCTGTACAAGGCAGTGGTGCACTTGTGCAGCAGACATTCCACTAACGAAGATTAAACAATGATTCAAACAGAAGCAATAACATTAGCGGGCCCGGAAAAGATGATGGTGACCTGGGATACTGGCAGGCGTTGTAACTACGATTGTACATATTGCGAAGCTACTAGACACAATACGTACAGCGCGTACCATACATACGACGAGCTGCACAAAACGCTCGAATTTGTTAAAGAATACACTACCATTTATAAAACACAAGAGCAAGGTATAAATATTGACTTTACTGGCGGCGAGCCTACAATAAATCCCGACTTCTGGAAGTTAGCAAGGCACATTAAAGCAAACGAACCTAAAATTAGCTGCGGGCTAACAACTAACGGTGTCTGGCATCCCAGGCGCACTGACGAAATTGCAGATCTGTTTCAAGGAGTAACAGTTAGTTACCACCCAGAAGGCGGAGAAAAAGCAAAAGCACACGTCTTAGAGAACATTAAGAAATTACACAAATCCGGTATTTGGTTGCAAGTAAATGTAATGATGCACGTGGACTACTTTGAAGAAGTTCAAAAGATTTGTTATCTGCTAAAAGAGTTAGGCATTACCCACTTTCCAAGGCCAATCGGAGACGGTACTATGGAGAGAAGTGGATGGTTTGAAGACACTGACGGTACCATGCGCAGGACTAGCCATGCGTATAGTGAAAAACAACAAGAATGGTTCTTTGACTACATCGGACAGCCAAACCCTGCTAAGAAAAAGAAGGAAGGCACCGAAGTAGGAAGAGGCTGCTGCGGTGGTCGATGTTTGAAAGGAAAAGTGGACGGTGAATGGAAGGAAGTTACACATGTCGATAATAACTTTAAAGGATGGCACTGCTCTGTAAATCATTACTTTTTACATATTGACCAACACGATAAGCTAGTGTACCATCATCAAACTTGCCAGGCGCTTCACGGCGGGAAGCGTGGTCCACTGGGCAGTTTAGACAATCCAACAGCAATTCTTGACTATGCCAGAATTGCTGTAGACGGTGCTCCTATTGTGTGCCCTAATGACAGGTGTGGCTGCGGAATGTGCGTACCAAAGGCCAAATATATAGAAGTTTTTAACTTGCTTTAAAGCAAGTGTGCTAACTCCGGAAATACTGTCTTAGCAGAATTTCCGCGTATTGCGTCCAGTTTAGTTACGTATTCTTTGAAGCCCGGCAGCAAATGACTGTTGTCTTGTGCGTCCATGTGTTTTAAAACTGCGTCCCACCGCTTCCAGCCATAAGGGTTAATTTTCCAAAAGTCGTCATCTTGTCGATAGTTCTCCCAAAGCCATTCTTTAAACTCTGCAAATATCCTGTGTACTTCTAGCTTATCTTCTGGTGGAAGTATCTGTATGCTAAGAAACGTAGGAATATATAGTAAGTGCATATTTACAAGGCCACCGCCCATCTGCACACCACCCGGTACTGTACCTCGGTTTAGCTTCTTAAAGTTAGAACGTATCTTCCATTTCATGAACTCTGGTAAATGCTTGATGTTAAAAATTTGTATAGCAGTTGCTAGGCTTGTCTGAATGTTGTCAGGTGAATCGTCTAACATATGAAGAGTCTTTTCAACCTGCGCGAAATCTGTAGGAAAGCGAATATATTCGTCGCGAGGACCGCAAGCATCCATACTAATAGCAAACTTAACCTTTTTAAACTTCTTCCATAATTCTAGCAGTTCGTCGTCAACTAGTAACCCGTTCGAGTTATATCGAAGTAATATCTTATCTTGGTAGCCTTGTCTTACAATTTCTTCAATGAACATCTTATGCTCTTTAATCATGAGTGGTTCGCCGCCGGCAAAGTACACTTGTTTAAGGTTAGGGATTTGCTTGTACATCTCCTCCCAAAATGTGTCTTTTTGATGCCACTTATTGTCAAAATTAGCCTTGTCAAATTGAAGTTGTTGCTTAACATTATCATCCTCGATCTGAGGTAATAACTTCTGCCAATCTTTAACCCATTTACTAGAATCATGTGGGCTACACATTACGCATTTAATATTACAAGTATGACCTAACCTTAGGTCAAGGTATTGTAATTCTTCTGGCACAGTGCCGTCTTCTTTAGTTTGTTCTATTAAGTAAGGAATATCCACATCGTCGCGATTCCACGTTACTGTTTCCCAGATTCTTTTGGACACAACTCCTTGGCTTTCTTCTTTGAAGCATTTAGTGCAACTTGCAGGAACTTCACCTTTTAACATTGTAGTGCGCACACTTTTCATGTAATCGTTGTTCCACGCTGACATTGGAGTGTCTTTACCAAAGTTAGCAGGTTTGCCGTCTTCCATTTTAACTAAGCCTACTTCGTGATCTTTTCCTGCGCCGCTTGCGTTTGCACTACAGCACAAGCGCATATCACCGTTAGGGCGAGTAGCAAAGTGAATCCACGGTAGTACGCAGTAACTCTGCGAACCCGAAACGGTTTCTATTTCTCGTTGATATTTTCCTAGTTGGCTTTCTTCGTTATTATACCAGTCGTTATTTGTTGTCAAGTGATATCACCTTAATAAATTGATCTTTTGGCGTAGGCAGCTCCGGGGTTTTCCCACAGGTTCTTGCGCAAGTTATTAACTTGTTTTGTGTCCAGTAATAATCCCAAGCTGTCTGCCAGCTTTCAGAACTAACTATCTCATTAACTGATCGATCCAATGCGTTTGTATTACCTAATGTTTGTTTTAACTCGCGGTACTGTTCTAACATATGATTTCGGTACTCGCGAGTAATATCAGATGCCGGCGCGTAGTTGTACGGAGCACTTGCGAGAAAGCAGCACGGAAACACGTTTCGATACGCATCGATGTATATCTCTTTAGTGTGCTGGACATAACAACTAATCTCAGTATCACCCAATACTTTTCTGTAATTCTTAACAGTGTCTTCGGATATAAAAGGAAGTTCCGAAGACGAAGGTGGTTCAATGAAGTACTGCGTTTCTCCGGCGCGGTTGTATACTGGAAACTTAGGGCTACCTACAAATCTAGAGCTGTTCTTCTCAGTAAACAAAGCAAACCCTAGGTCTTTGGCACGGCTCTGGGCTTCTGCCACTTGGTGCTCGTTATGCTTAAACTTTATAAAGCACCACTCAGCGTGACCGCCAGCTTTAATAAATGCAGTTGCATTTTTAATAATCCGAGCATAGTCTGTACCTATACGATAAAGATGGTGGGTGTCTTCTAGGCCATCTAATGCAAAAATTACGTTATGGTTCTCGGGCATAACCTTTGCTAGTTGTTCCCACCAGGCCGTGGTTCTAGCACTGCCGTTTGTATGAATGCGAATATTTAGACTAGGATTAGTTTGTGCAGCATATTCGATCATATCAATTAGATCTACGTTAATTATAGGATCACCAAAGTTGCCGCACATATAGAATCCGCCAACTTGACCTAATAACTCCGGAGTTGCAATCTTCTTAAAATCGTCAGTAGACCACTCTTGATTTTTTATTAACGGATTATCTTGGCCACCGTGATGGTTTCTGGAACACATCGGACAAGCTGCCTGGCACTTATTAGTTATTTCAAAATGTATGTCTTCGAGTTCTGAGAACTTAAACAATTTTTCTCCCTATTAACATAAACCGTGTATAAAGCGGAGTCTCTAGCTCCGCACAATGTATAACTTCTATTCCTGACTGTTCTTCAAATTCTCTTATTGTTGAGGCACATCGAATGTGCTCTGCACACTTAAAGTAATTATTACTCTGTAGCACAATCATTGCCGTTACTGGTACTAGTGCTAGCCAGCTATTGTATTGCTCTTGTGTTAGATGCTCGCATATGGTGTTGACAACTATGTCAGCACTGTATATCTGTAAAGTTGAATCGCCGGTTATTGCCCGGAATCTGCCTTGTATCTCTTGTTGTTTATTTACCGTACAGGCAGTTTGTTCGCAGGCGGGATCAATATCGTAAGAATGTATCTCACTAATGTTTAGATTACTATTAAATAGTATGCTAGCAAGTACTCCATTCCACCCACCATGAATAACGATTTTCGACTCAACTGGCGTTGCGTAACTTTCGAGAACTTCTGCCAACCACACCTTAGATCGAACTTGTCCCTTCCAAAAGCTTTCGAGCGCCCTATCACGGTCACCGGAGTTGCGCACTGCATCCATCCAAAATAATACATCTTCAATTTCTACTTTCATTTTTTTCCTTGGGGATTTTTGAATCTGCAGAACTTACGCAAGTCGGAGTAATACAACTTGCCGGTTTCTTAAATAGGTCAAATCCATCTTGAATAGTTCCTAACGGAGCATCATGGCAGCTATAAGATCGTTTAACTTCTCCGCCAGGTTCGCGTACAATGCAACTTTGGAATCCTGCGTTACAGTTCCATCCTCGAAACTTATTAAAACCAAATGCGTTAAACCTCTCTGCCTGGTCTATATAATATGTGTTACCTTGCGAATCTTCTAATCGAACCTGAGGAGTAACCTTTCCAAGGTGCTGTTGGGGGAATCCAATTTGAAGAAGTTCTTTTTGTGCGTCAGTGTAACCCTCTACTATAGAAGTTGCTGTGTCGTTGCTCTGCGGCTTTAGTGTGACGTTTATGCCGCGGTCAGCAAACCTTGCACATCTCTCATAATACTCGTCAAACAGCTCAGGTACCATTACCTGGTTAATAGTAAGGTGTGTGTTATTGTTAATTAGCTGTAGGCATTTATCGCCAAACGCTTGTTCGCTTGCAAATTCTGCGTGAAAGCTAGCCGTAATACTACGGCGACTGAGAGCATCAGTAGCATCGAGCCACTTATTCCACCATTTACTGCCAGGGCTCAGATTTGTAGTCATGTGCAGACTTTGATATTCTGCAAGGTCGTCATTTACGTAATGCTCTACTAACTGTCCAAACTTTTTATAAGCAGTTGGTTCACCGCCACTAAACGAAAAATGAAACTCGGTAAATCCGTTCTCTCTTGCTTGCCGTTTTATTTCAGTTATTGTGTCTTTGTATGCCTCTAAAGAACGATGGTCCGGTGTGCTGGATCGGGCGTATGGCCAGCAGTAAGAGCAATTATAATTACAAAATCTAGCCAAAATCCAAGATACAGAAAACAACTTATTATCCAACATTGTTTGCTGTCCGAAACTAGTAATATCTTTAAACGGGATATCTTGATATCTCATATGTTACCGCAGTACTCCTCTAGGAATTGTCGGTGCAGCCAACTAAAGTCGTTTATGTTGGACAGCATAACGCTATCTTTATTAGCAATTCCGTAGTCTCGGCCTGCTGTTGCACCGTTAATTGCGTAATCTCCAAACATTGCTCCTCTACCGCTAGTGCACCAAACATCAAGTCGTTGTTTAGTTTCTTCGTCTACTTGTCCTTGTATTGTTTTGCTTGCTAGTTTAGCACACTCTCTAAATGCGCTTCTCCAAGCAGAAAAGGCATCTGTATTAAAGTTAGTGATATTAGATACTTCCGGGACTGCTTTGAATTTGTAACTGATACTGGTTGTCATGTCTGTTGCCGTAACATCTACTCTCTCTGTTAGCAGTCTAGGAAGCAGCTTGGCAGCGCCGTAGCCGTACTCTAAGCCGTTTACCGGGTTATGACTGCGCCACACATGCACACAGTCCTGGTCCCATTTTGGAGCTAAGTAGTCGAAGCTAAAATTATCAACAATTTCTGCATCACCATCGACTACCCAGAACATGCTGGTTGAACATTGTTTAGCCGCTGCAATATGAGCTTGATGAATACCTCTAACTCCATTTACACGCTTTGCTCTAGGCACTGTTAACAATAGTAAATTATAATTCTTTTCTGCGTCTACTTCGTTATAAGATATAAAAACTACGTCATAAGGGTTAGGCGTACTGGCTTGTGTATTCACTTCTTTTTTATTTGTAAAGAATCTATGTTCAATTTCGTTCTTAGACACTGCAATGTGTTTGTTAAACAAACAAACTCCGTCATAGAAATTGCCATTTAAGAACACGTGAGTATATTTTTCTTCCCACTTCGGAACCTTGTAGGAAAAGTCAAAGTCTTCGTTAACTATTACATCTGGCCAAATGGCCCAAAACATCTTTGTCATTGACATTTTTTGTGCTTTGGAAAAGTCCGGAGAACGTTTAGCCGTAGGGTACCGCGTCTTTAAGTTAGACCATTGAGCGCAGTTGTTACCGATAAAAACTATATCATACATAACTTATTATATCACCTTTTATTAAATACGTCAACTAGCCAATGCGTCACGACCACTAACGCACTAGCTTATAACGCCTTCCATTCTTTATAGACTCCTGCCATTTCAGGGAATGTTTTTAAGAAATCTGTTCCTCTTCGACGATCGTGTTCGTCGACAAATATAATAAAGTCTTTTCGAAGGGCATCTATTCGATGCGTATCTAACTGTTCAGTAACAAATATATCTTGTAACCTACTAAACTTGTCAGCCTCCCAGCTATAAAAACCATAGTTTGCTTTTGACAAGTCGTTGCAGTCTTCTAGATTGTCTAGTATAAACTTCAATTGCTTACCAATATACTGTACATTCCATTCCGACGGTGCGATCTTTATAGTTTGGTGCTCGGGATAATTTAGATACGGTACATCTAATATTATAGGAATACTTTTGCGTTTATGGCCACCGAATTCTTTCTTTATTGCTAATATATCTTCCAGAAATTTGTCAAAAGTAAGCATACTTAAGATGTTGTATGTGCACATACAGGTAAACGATGCTTCGGGCACTTCTGTCAACACACGTCGAATATTAAACAACCATTCGTTGTAATCAAGACCGTGCCTAATATATTCGGCTTGGGCGCCGTATGCTTCTGCACTTGTAAAGATTTTAAACTTTTTTACTTTTCCTTCGCTACAAATAATCTTAATCTTATCCATAAACTTTTCAAATAGTGCAGCAGGTACACACATATTGCTGTTAATGGAAAATTCTAAGTTCGGCATCGGGTTTTCTATTATATAGTCTAACATTTTAAATGTGTCTCTAGATAATAGTGGCTCACCACCTGTTATCCTAAAGTGATGCAACTTATCAGAAATATCAGGAAACCACTTCCAAAATGCATCCACATAAGGGTTAAATTCTCTAGTGGGAATAGGAATAGTGCCTTGTTGTTTCATCGGCTCTAGACTGTTAAACGGCGAACTTGTAGGGTATGCCCCGTGTTTTTTTATTTCGTCTAGCCATTTGCTACTAACTTGAGGTCCACAATAACTGCACTTAAAGTTGCAGACGTGGCTGAAGCTAACTTCTAAATAAGTAGGAACAACATCTTCGTCCCAAGACTGTGACTTAACCTCTTTTGCGTAGGGCATTGCCCAAGGTTCTGCTGACTTGTATGTTCTGTCGCTTATCGCGTCTTTGTTACTATCCTCTACTCGCCAGCAGTAATTGCACTCGTCCGGGCGCTTGCCTTCGAGCATCATCTTCCGTTGCTGCTTTTTAAACTTAGTGTTATGCAAGGCACTAGGATTATCTTTTAGTTCTTCAACTGGAATTTTGTGTGCTACTGGGTGATGACAGCTATGAGTTAAGCCAGCATGGAGGTGTAAAGTTACTTGTTTCCATTTAGCCAAACAAAATCCCGGTCCAACTTCGTCTAGTATCTGTGTTACTGCTATTAATCTGCTGTTTATGTCGTCGCTCATACTTTCCTACCAATAATTCGTGGCGTGTTTTCGTACACTTGCTTAAAGAATTTGGATCCGTCTGCATTAAGATCTGCAATCTCGATGCCAGTCTTGGCCTGCAACAATGCGCCAGTTGCTACAGACTTATCGTTAGCAGCAGCTTCGTCTGTGTCTTTGTACATAGAATTCCAGTAACCGGTTAGGTATTCAAAATCTCTAACCTGTGTATAATCCCAATCTGTACAGTTAGTTAGGTATGCACCTTCTCGGGCACCTAACATACTCCACGTACCGTTTTTTGTGTCGGCACCAATGTTGCACCATACTAGTAATCTCTGGTAATTTTGCCACCAAACATTCTTTATGGTCGGAGCCTTAGCACCTTGGTCTAGACTCATCTTTACACCTTCTCGAAATCCTGCGCGCCATGCCTGGAACGGTGTTTCGTTTGTGTAGCTAGTGCTATAATTGGCATTAAACTGATAATACAAGTGATTAAAACAAAACTCTACAACACTGCGGTGGTCGTCCTCGACAGCGTTCTCATGTGTTTTCATCTCGTTAACAAATTTACGAGTCCACATTTTTAGGCCGCCGTTGCCGTACTGTAGACCATTAACATGTACGTTTCCGCACCAACTAAACACGTGGTCTGCTGATAACCCTAGTTCTTCCATGTCTACTTCTACGTTTAGAAAACTAGAGTCAATTATGTTATCAGCATCTACAGTAACAAAGTACTCAGTTTCGGATAGCGATGCACAGGCTTTATGCGCTGCATCGCTACCTTTAACGCCGTGTACACGCTTAGCCCAAGGCACCTTAGAGCAAAGGTCTGCGTAGTTTTTTTCTGCGTTCGGCTCGTCATAGGATAGAAAGATAATATCCTGATCTACAACTCTTATCTTATTACTCATTAAAGATCCTTTTAAATTGGTACGTGTCAAATCTGCGCGATGTATATACACTTATCGGCTGTGAGGTACTTTCAAATAACATAGTAAACGGCAGTACTACGTAATTATTACGAACTATGTCACTAAGCTCAACAAAAAGAGTTTTGTAAAGAACGTTCGGATCTCCTTTGGCCGTTATGCTCAACATCATTCTGTCACTTATGCCTACACCTTTATTTCTTAAACTACTACCTAGCCGTGCGCCGATGTGTATTTTCCAGCACGTATTAACGATATCTTGGACCACTATAATGTCCGGATCTTCTATCAATTTAACTGGCATTTCGTATATAAAGTCGTTTATTGAGTTGCCAACAATCTTATTATCATTTCGTTTGGCAAACTCCATCTGTTTGAGTTTAGTGTTATATCTTACTTCGTACTCGTCAGCTAATACAATGCCGTCAAGTATATCCTGTACTTCAGCAAGTTCTACCGGAATAGAATTTTCTTCAGTGTACTCTTTACCCCTAACACCTATAACTGTGCCAGTCTTTTGGTCAAACTTAACATACATCATCTTTTTAGACATTGTTCATATTTCCGTATTATTTCAGCAGTAACAAAGGTGTTTTCCGTATAATGAAACACTCCGTTCTGTAAATGGTTACCTACCTTGAGTCGAACGTCATCAGTAAGATACACACCAATACGTTGTTGCCATAGATCCGGTACTGATTCCCAATCCTGTAGAGCAGGTTTCATGTGCTTAATATGCGGCGCTGAGTAGCCAACATTCGATATGTCGTCGTCAATATCTAAAATGCGAGACACAATAGAAGTAGTAATGTCCATGCTAGGTTCTGTCGGGTAGTGTTCTTTGCAGAAGTTCCCGTAAAACAGTTCCCAATTTTTAGTTACTAGCTCTACCCATTCATAAAACGTATGTGCTAGCTCACTTTTTCTAAAATAGTGCACTGCGTTATAGAAGTTGGGTAAGTCATTCTCACGAAATGCTGCCCTATACGGATTCATTTTTTCATCTACTAAATTACCGCGATAATTAAAAACTTTGCAAGGGAAGTAAAGATCATAGTTGTCAAGGAATTTCCAAAACGACTCTTGATTGTCTAGTACCAATATGTCACTGTCTAAAACAATTGTTTGATCGTAAGGGGTGGCATGGTACAGTTTCCAGCGGTTCTCTGACTTAAATCGGCTGTTACTAGCCTCGTACCAAGGCACTTTAATAATCTTGTCAAACGCCTTTTCGTGCTTTTTGAGAACCTTGTTACTAGTAACAATGCTAACCGGGTATTTGTTACCGCTGGCCTTGATGCTTAATGCACAAAGGTATGCCTGCTTGACATACTCTTTTCCTTCTGCGTATATTAAGAAACCTCTACTGTTCATCAATGCACCTATTTAAACTAAACTTATTCATTACGTGGACGTTAGCATTCTTTATTCTAAGAGCTGTGTATTCGCCGTTATGTTTGGGCTTCTCTAGCAATATGAGCAAGCTATCGCTAGCAATCTGCCAAAGTATAGATTTATCTGTAACGTAGTACAACTTCCCGGGCACCGGCATAATAAAATTGCCAGACTGGTACCCATTCATAATATGCGCTGCAATACTGAACGAGAAATCATTTCTATACTGGCTGGTACGCAGTTGAAAAATATGCCTATAGTGATCCCAATTATCTTGTATGTGTCGAACTAGGTCAAAGAAGGTTTTGTTAGTTTCGGTTTTACGAAAGAAGATCACAGTCGCCCAATAAAAATCAACACTAGTGTCTGAGATAGTAATAAATTCCTTGCCCCTATCAATGCCAGTAATGTCAGTGCTTTCTTTGTACATTAATAAGTCGTTTTGATCCGAAAAACATTTTAAGAATATGTCATTACAAATTACAACATCGGTATCTAAAACTAGGGTCTCGTCGTATGGTGATAAATTGTACGAGTCTGGTCTGTCACCATTTCTCCAACGAAGAGTTTTAGAAACCATAGCACCGTCGTAAAACACTTTATCACCAGGCATGTCGCTACAGTCTGCTATAATAACGTGATCAAATACAGATTCAGCGTCCGGATACTTCCACAAAAGGTAGTCTTTACTGTCCGTAACGACCGTAGTCGGCAGGCCAAGATATTTCGAAACTCGGCGTGCGAGGAAGTATGCCTGTTTTATGTAATCAATTTGATAGTTGTTGCGAGCAAATACCAGTACACCTTTACTCATAGTCTGTTAGTTTCTCCACAGAACGATTGTTCTTAAGTTTAGTGTACTCGGCGTGAAACGTGTTAGTAGCAGAGAAGTAGACGTCCATAATGTCGTCTAAGAACGCTTCTAAGTTTTCGATTTTTGCAGGGGTTTCGTTATCGTCAACTAGCACCACGTTTTCAACGTGCTCAGTTTCTACTAACATAGTAACAAATGTTAGTAGCTCTTTGGTCACAGTAAACTGGGCGCCAGCGTGATAAAAAATGATTAGTTCACGGAACTGTTCTTTAAGAATGCGCTTTTGGTTGTTAAGCGTAATCATATAGTTTGAAAAGTCTAAAGCTTTTTCGAGTCGTTCATCCATTAAATTCTCCTAGTCATACTATATATTATGACATAAGAGCACTCTTGTCAATCGTTATTGGAAACTATTTACTATTACGAATGAAGGAAACGGAACTTCAACTGCGGCTGCTGCGCGTTTGCCGCCGTACCTCATAACAATATCAGCAGTTACTGGTTCTTTAACTCCACCATACACGCTGCCTCGGGCAGTGCCATCTAAGTTACTTTCTGGTCCACCGTCTACTAGTTGCACCCTAAGTTTAATAATAGAAGCAGTTAGCGCCCGTGCTGATATTGACCAATAGCTGTTTGTGTACACGCCGGCGTCTGCACGCTTTCTAAAAATTTCAGCATACGCGCTGGTTAGCTGAGAATTTCCATAGTTACTACCTTGTGCTAGAGTAACACCACTACCGCCGGCATTTGAAACACTAACCGAATCATGATTAATTCTTATAAGACCGGGATTCTGAATAATCTGTTGCCAGCCTAGGTTTCGTGTGTAGCTAGGCGAACCAGAAGCTAAGTTATTAATTACTCCCGAAATTTCTAGTTCGCCGCCAGAATTAAAGAAGTGGCGACGAGCATCAGGAGTAGAAAACCGAATTTCGATTTCGGAAGTAACAGCACCGTAACTCCATGATCCAGTACGCTGATCAGATACTACAGAGGGAACGTACTCTTGTTGTCCAGGAACAACAGCGTACCTATTTACTTCTATAGCACTCATTGCAGTTAGGTAATCTAAAAACCCCTTAGTCTGGTCAGGGTTGTTAAAAGTATAACTTCCGTTAGAATTAAATGTGAGATCAGTGCCACTTTGTGCTGCGCCAATTACGTCACCTACGTCAATTTCGACAAGATTTAGCAAATTACCAGTTTGGTGTGTGTACACCAACTCTATGTCATTCCGGATCTTTTTCAGTCTGTCAGCAGTCACTACAGTGCCGCCGCTTACTGGGGCACTAGAGACCGGCTGCCCGTATCCGAATGCGGCTGTGCCGTTGCCCAACACAGTTGCTATTCTGTTCTGTAAGCTGTTATATTCTGCTGCTAAGATTCGCGAGCCTGGAGTAACTGCCATCATGTTTCCTTGTTAACTATGTAGTTTATTTATACCTTGAGCACACACTCAACCAGGCCTTCTTGAGCGGTTTCTTTACCCTCTAACGCAATACCGACCATTATTCCGTTAGTAAGTGCCATTTCAGCAGACCCTATGCCGTTATTAAGGACGTATACAGGGTCTCCTTTTTGTACGCTACCTACAACTCGAACCGGAACTCGGCCTTTTAGTGCCAACGACTGTCCGTCTGCTTCGGAGTTCATTAAGAAAGCAGGTTTTTCTGATACTACGCCAATCGGAACACTACCTGAACTAGCAACAGTTGTTTCTTCTGTTCCTCCCACTGCCATAATAGTGCCCACAGAGTATTCATAGTCAGTTGTATATTTTTCTGCCAAGTCAGCATACTTTGCGCTGGTGGCTATTCCGTTAAATTCACTAGCAAAGACGACGTTGTTTGCCGAACGTGCAACAATTGTGTTAGGAACAGCAATAACAGAAGCACTTAGATAAGTAGTTCCGCTAAGGAATAGTGAATCTGCTTTGCTGGCTCCGCCTCCACTAAACGAATCTGCGTATATCTCTTTAAATCGGAGAGTAGGAGAGCCTAAATTAAATGTATTTGTTGCTCCGGGCAACAAACCTGTGCTATTAACTGTTAAGCTATGAACTGAATTACCCACAGCGTCCATTGTTCTAAAGTGTATTTCGTTGTTTGCTCCGCTTTCATTGCGAATTACACCACGTAACGGATTAGGACCACCAGTAAGTGCCTCAAAATTGAAAGCACTTGCAATAGACATTCCCGAAATTCCCGTAGTGATTCGGTTTACAAAGTCAGGATTATCAGCTGTTATAAAATCAGCAGCTGGCCGTCTGTTTAATGAATCTGCGTTTGTTGCAGTTCCTGTAAACCTGTAATCCGAAGTTGTATATCCGTCTGTCGAATCCCTTAGAGTAATGCCTCGATTAATAACGTCGTAGCCAGTCTCACTTAGGTCTTCGCTAGTGTTTATTGTAAAAGAAGTAGCTGAAAAGATTGAAATTGGGCTGTCATCAATAAACGCAACTATAACATCTCTTGGACTGCTAGTGCTGTCTAATACAGTTTGGCTAACCATCTTTGTTAAGCCTGCTCCGACTCCTTCAGGACCAATAAGTACAAACTCAATTCCGTTGTATACATAAAGTTGATCGTTGCCACTATCCCACCAAAAATCACCCGTGCTTAAACCAAGCGGTGCCGTCCCAGTTACTTCGCTGCCACCGGTAGCCCGCCATATTGTTCCGTCATAATACTTCAATTTGCCCTGGCTGTTGTCGAACCATAGTTGCCCACTTAAGGCCTTTGGCGGTGGATTTGCGCCAGAAAAGTTCTCTAACAAAAACAGGAAGTTTTCGTTATGAATCTCGCCGTACCCGGCATAGTTTTTACCAATGAATCGAAGATCGGTACTCGAGTCAATTGTGCCGTCCTCGACCAACGTCAACAACGTCCTGTTGTATCTATCTATCTGATAAGCCATGTTTGCATGTCCCCTTTATGTGCTTTTATTATTTATCCGATGCTAAGTTCTAAACAAAGCAAAACAATTAATCCGGAATAACAGGATATGTGTTATCTTGTGTACCGGGTACGTTTTTAACTGCCCATGCTCCGATATTGTTGATCTCATAAAGCCTAGTTATCCTTTCAATAATAGGAGTATACGGCACTGACAAGTTAGTTGGCAAGGAAATATCCTCAACTACTTCTCGTGTGCTAAGGTCAGAAAACTCATCAGCCGGTGTATATCCAGGAGCATTTGGGTCACGGGCGTCTACCATAGCCCTTACATACGTAATATCTGACGGAGTACGAACGTCTATGCCATCGATTACTTGACTAGTAATATAACTAGTAATTATTCGGGCCTGTTTTCCAGTAAACCCTAAATCTGGCGGAAATACTTGAGTTAAGTGAGCCACTATATTGGTGTTTATAGTAGTCGGGTCTCCCCAACCAGTGATGTCTAGCGAGAATATAATAGGAGCCTTATTAACCTCTATGTCAACATAATATTTGTTACTAGCATCGGTCGCTGCAAACGGATTGGCTAATTTAGTAATTCTGTTGTTGTCAACATCAATGTTACCACCTACAGCAATAGTTAACCCGACGTTGCCAGACCCTGTTCGTGTTATTACGGCGGCCGGAGTGTTCGGGTCAGCGGCAGTAGCTCCGATTCTCACTGTGTTAATATCTACATAGTCTAGTACACCTACTCGAGTTAATCCGGTGGCAGTAAGTATGTCGTCGGATAAACTATTCTTATTAAGCAGTGTTACTCCGCTAATTTTATAAGACTTGCCTTCAGCTAAGTCCATATTTTCACTTGAAGTCCAACTGTTAGTAGAAAGTCTCCAGTCAAACGTTTTTTCTTGGTCTCCAAACAACGTAATGCCGCCACCGTTGGCCATAGCATCTGATATAGGAGTTGAATCTCCCGAAGCGCCTAGTTGGATGTTTATATCTTCAACACGCAGGCGCTGAACCTCGATATCAACCCTGCTTCCCTCTACGGTTAGGTTTCCGGTGATTCTGACATCTCCAGCAACATCTAGGGTATGTTCGGGTGCTGCGTTAAAGATACCAACCAATTGCGGCTCTGTAAGGATAGTAACTGCATCCGTTGCTACTGTTGAACTGTTAACAACCACACGAACATCTTCATTATTTGCTAAGTTTTCTATTACTAGTCCATTAGACATAGTAAAAGTTGAACGGTTGTTGCTACCGATAGTTAGGCCCACGGCGTTGTTAATAAGAAGGGTGCCTTGCATAGTTTGATCTATGTCTTTTCTTAGCACCTCTTCAGCCGGAAACTCGATGTTAGTCTGAGTTATTAAATTTTCAGAGCGAGTAGAAGTTCCTCTATACTTAAATGTGTTCGTATTAACTAAGTTATATCCTGGATATATTATTCCAGTCGGGTTACTTGTTGAAACTAACTCCTGAACAATATTACCAATTTCAGGCTTTGGTGTAAATTGCTCTCTAGCCACAATAGCCTGTAACATCTCACCTACTCTTATTACAAGCACAGTTCTAGAGTTACTATTAGTGTCCTGAACAGTACGTACCTGTACTCCACTAAGTCCTTGTTGGAGGGTAAATTGCGGCCCAACTAACTGGAACTCTCCGCCGTCGTACAAAAATAACTGGTTTCTGGAAGTGTCGAACCAAGTATCGCCCGGGATCGGCTGCTGTGGAACACTTTGACTGACAAAACTTCCGGCTGCTGAAACAAATTCTTCACCGTTGTAAACTCTTAGTTTGTTTAGGTTAGTGTCATACCACAACTGACCGCGTAACGGAGCAAGCGGCACCGTTGTGTTTGCAAAATTCTCCAACATTTTGATGAAGTTTTCGTTTATGTACTCTCCGTAACCGGTATAGTTTTTCCCTACTAACGATATATCAGTAGTATCGTTGTCTAAAATTCCGTCCACTAGTTCGGTTAGTATAGTGCCGTCTGATCTATTTAATGTATAACTCATTTATACACTCCCTGTCCAAATAATATAATTAACTGCGGTGTACGGATTCATTGTAGTAAGAGGTGCCCCTAATTCTTCGCCTGCGACGGTTCTATATCCCTTAGTAGGAGACTGATCAAAGAAACCGCCGTCATCAATATCGCCACTTGTTGCAATTCCCGTTGCAATATTAGACCCTGGACTAAGGTTAAGTGCTATTTCTTGTGGATCTGCCGAAGTATTACTGGTTATATTTCTAATCGCATAAAACTGTTCACCAGCATCCGATTGCATATCGTGTTGGTGTTCTGGCAAATTCTCTTTCTTAACATCGGCAGTCTGATTACCGCCTGAATTACCTAACGTATCTGCTGCGTTGTCAGTCACTCGATTTGCTGCTGTGCCGCCCATTCCGTCAAGTCCTAGTGGAAATCTTCCACGAAAGTCCGGTAGTCCAAAGACTAAGGTAGACGATAATCCTAGATTAACTAGTTCGGCCGTATCTAAGAAGCTGTGACCGATCACATTAAACAAGTCAGTGTACATACTCTGAGAAACAATAGACCCGTCACACAACAACCACCCAGGCGGAGCTACTGCGCCACCATAAGGAACAAATATTCCAGTAGGATTTATCGGTACACTTGCTACTAGGTCGCGTTGTTTAATCTTATATAAGCCGGCACTGGGCCGATCAATAAGAAGTTCGTCGTCACTGTCGATGCGTAGTGGTCCACCATCAACTAAAGTTGCTTCGTCTTTACTACTAATAAACGTGTTACTAAGGACAGTATTAAACTCCTTAGGAGCACTTGCGTTACCGTCGAATAAAACTGGTGCAGAGGAAACGTCACCAGTTAACGCAAAACTAGTAGTGCTTATTAACTTAGTAGCACTAGACGCATTACCCTCTACTGCGCCAATTACGTTGCCGAGCAAATTACCAACAAACCTAGAAGCAGATATTGAATTATAACCAGATATTTTTGATGTCGTGTTACCAGGACCAATAACATCGCCAGCTATAGTTAGTTTGCCGGTTACTTTAAGGTCCTCGCCGATATATAAACTCTTTGCTATACTGGCACCGCCTGCTACTTGTAACGCGCCTTCGTTTAATGCAGTAGCCGGCGCAGTAGAATTAACCTTAACTGTGCTACTAACACCTAATGTGCCAGTAATATCTAGAGTCTCTTCTGGCCTTAGGTTGTTAACACCTACAACAGGTCCTGAGGTGCCCGAGGCATTATCACTATTAAGACGAAGGACTGTCTTATAATCGGTATCTCTTTTAACCTGGAAGTCGGTCCCGGCGCCACTAGAGTTGTTTACAATTAGCCCGCGTTGGCCGCTAGTCTGTAACGTTA